TGAGTTTGTAGGCGTTCCCGGATTAACCTATATAAAATATAGTCGTCATGCGAAAACCACCCCCATATCACGCAGAACCCTGCCTAATTCACGCTCTCCAACATACATAGTTATGTTGGCATCGCTTGCACCCTGTCGAACGGCTTCATAAAGCCTGCTGGAATCAACGCCCGCTGCCTTGGAAATATCCCGCATAAGGTTTTCCCGTCCATATACCATTTCATCTCCGTTACGGTCACCGAAAACCGCACCGCCCGCTAATGTCGGTTGACTAAACAAATAGGGTTGATGGTATGCTTTTGCATAATGCGGGGTAATCGAAGGAATCGGGATCTTGATGCCTCCAAGGGTTTTGTAGTTTACTTTTAAAGTAAACTTAGGCACTTTCGGAAAAGGGATCTTCCAAGAGAACTTAAAGAATCCTTTGATTTTATCAATAATTTCCTTGGCTTTGTCCTTTGCCGAATTGAGTTTTTCTTTTATGGCATCCTTGATTTTGTCGAACTGGTTTTTTACACCCGTAACGATATCCTTGGCTTTATTGACAACTGCGGTTTTAATGTTCGTCCATGTTGTCATAGCCGTTGATTTTATGTTGCTCCAAGTTTCGGTAATCTTTGATTTGAGGTCGGTGAATTTCTGTTTTACTCCCGCTATCAGAGAGGTAACCCGCTGAACAACGCCCGCTTTGATATTGTTCCAAGCCTGTTGGGTGTAGGTTTTTACGTTTGTCCACGTTGTTATAATAAACGCCTTAATCTGCTTAAATTTCGCAGATATTGCCGCCGCAAGCCACTGTACACCCGCTTTGATTTTGTCCCAGTTTTTGTACAACAGAACGCCAGCCGCAACCAAGCCCGCTATAACTCCTATGGCTATGCCAATCGGTCCGGTTAAAGCGGTTAAGGCAACCCCGCCGCCGCCGATAGCAGCCGAAACCGCACCGAAGGCCGAAACGATTGTACCTACTGCGGAAATCAGAGTACCGATGATAACAAGAACTGGCCCGATCGCCGCAACTACTAGGGCGATGGTTGCTACAACCGTCTGCATTTGAGGGGATAAAGAATTAAACTTATCAACAAGGAACTGGATCAAGTCAGCCACTTTACTAATAACAGGGGCTAAAGCCTCACCGAAGGAAGTAGCCGCTACATCAATACCGGATTTCAGCTTTTCAAGAGAACCGCCAAAGCCCGACATCTGAGCCTCTTGCATTTCCATCGCAGTACCCTCTTTATCAAGGGCGTTTGAAAGGTTATCAACATCTCCGGGGGCGGTATTGATTAATGCTAACCACGGTGACATTTGGTTTTTACCAAATATTGCCGCCGCCGCTGCTGCCTGTTCTGATTCTGTCAACGTTCCGAAAGCATCATGTAACTCTTTCTGTATCTCCGTGGAATCCTTCATTGAACCATCGGCATTAGTTACCTCGATTCCTAATTTCTTCATCCATTCTGCCCCGGATTTGGACGGGTCGACAAGCCTAGCCATACCTGTCTTTAACGAAGTAGCGGCCTTATTGGCATCAATACCGGCATTTGCCATAATGCCCATATATAACGCCGCATCCTTAACGCCATATCCTAAAGCGGAAAAGATGGGAGCGGCTACACTCATAGCGGATGATAAAGAGTTGACATCTAAGGCCGAATTATTACAAGCATTTGCGAATACATCCGCATAGCTTGCCGCATCATCAAACGAGCCGTGGAAACTGTTAATCGTAGCTACAAGGCCTCCCGAAACCGTGTCCAGGCTACCGCCCGCACCGGATGCCAAGGCCATCGCAGGGGCTAACGCCGCCGCCGCTTCTTTCGCACTTAATCCCGCACGGGCAAAATTCAAAGTAGCGGTTGCGGCATCCTGCATACCGAAGGTAGAATTAGCCGCCGCTTCTTTCATGGCTTCGTTGAGCAAGGCCGCTTCTTTCGCCCCGTTGCCCATTGTGGAGTTAGTCAGCGTCATAATCTTGTCAACTTCAGCAAATTTCTTAACGCCAACCGTTCCAAATGCCACAATGGGAGCGGTTACATACATAGAAAGGCTTTGACCAACGCCAACCATTTTTTGCCCAATGGCTTGCATTTTCTGACCTACCTGTTGGGCTTTCGCCCCGATTTCCCGCAGTTTTGCGTTAAGCGGGTCTAGATGCCCCGGCTTGATCCCCGCAAGTTCCTTTTCCATTGCGTTCAGCTTATTAGTATCGTCAATAATCTGCCGCTCTAAGGCCTCCATTTGCCGTTTTACTTCCGGGGATTCATCGGCCTCTTGTAATTGGGCAAGGGCTTTCTTTTCCTGCTCTAGCTTCTGCTTTGTGGCATCAATGGAAGTCTTTAAAAGGTCTTGCTTTTGTTTGACAAGTGCAATGTTGCCGGGGTTCAGCTTTAAGAGTTTATTAACATCCTTTAAATCCGTGGAGGTTTTCCGCAGGGTGTTATTTACATCGCTTAATGATTTTGTTAGTTTTGTGGTATTGCCATCTATTTCAATGGTTATTCCTTGTATTCTTCCTGCCATCTTTAAAACCTGTCAAAATCTTCTTGAGTTGCGACATATTTATATTCGCAACCGTCATTTCCTCGCTCTGTTAATATGTCGGTTACCATTCCGTAATCCAACATATTCAATTCCTCAACGCTTAACCCCAACTCTATACACCTCAAAAGATACACCGCCGTATTGAAAGGCCGGTCTGTCAACCGGCTTTTTCTTTTGGGCTTGATGTCCCTTTGGTATTCTTGAAATACAAATCCGAAATCTTATCGATTTCGCTGATAATATCAAGTGGGTCGAAGTCTGATAAAAATTCGTAAAAATCATCCGTGCCCAAATTCATTACTTCCTTGAAAGGTAATTCAGCCTGTTTCACCATAACGAAAAACATCTTTTCGAATAATGCCGGCTGCGGTTTTTCGGGATCAAACGCTAAAATAAAATCTTCGTTGAAAATCTTCCTATAAAGATAAGGAGAGGCGGCATTTGCTACCGCCTCATAATTCTTATCGTTAATTGTAATCGTCCCTTTCATTTAATCCTCCCTAGGTTGTTGCCGCTGCTGCGGGCTGATAAACCGTTGTGAACCATGCGTTATAGCCGGTATCATAAACGCCGTCCGTTAACTCAGCCTTAACAATGTCCGTACCCAATGCGGAATTGTAAATGCTTGTTGCCGTAATGGTAACCGTTTCTGTTCCTGGCTCGATGCTTTCGCCCTTGGTTTCGCCCTCTGTTCCTGCCCGTGTTGCGGTACAGTTGTAAAGAACGTGGCGGGTTGCCTTCTGATCGCCTTCAAACTGGAACATAAGAGCAAAATGCACTGTTTCAGCGTTTGCATCCTCAACGATAACTCCGTTGGAATCCGCAATATAGCCAAGGATATTTTTCTTAAAATCGTCAATGATTCTAGCCATTTCCAAGTCACCGGAATAACCGTTGTTTCCGTTGCCAATCCAATACTGAACATTATCAGCGTAAAAAGGTTCTGCTTCGCCTTCGGGATCTAAACTGATAGATACCGCTCCGGGGAAAGCTACCGGCGTTCCATATGTTGCAGTGTTATCGTTTGCAATCGTTGCAACTGCAAAATATACGTTCTTGAGTCCGTATTTAATCTTGTTCGCCATCTGTTATTAATCCTCCGTTATAACGGCCTGTAAGGTGTATATAACCTCGTAAAGCCTCTCAGAATCAAGCGGGGTTTCTTCCCTTGTCCAAGTGTACCCGGATGCGGTCAGAACGCTTTCAACCGCTAATTCTGTTTCAATGTCTTTTGTGTCTGTGTATAACTCAATTACAAGTTCTTCGATTTTTTGGTAATTGATGCCATCTGCAAAGAAGTCATTTGAAGCCGTGTAAAAATAGCAAATAAAAGGCGGGTCGGGGGCTTTATCTTCCGGGAACTGGTAGTATGTGCAAGGCAAACCGATGCTTTCTATCATGTTCTTGATTTCTACAAATGTCATATCCTTGCCACCCCTTCCATTGTTCTCTTAATAGCCTCTTGAACAACCCATTCTTCTACAGGGGCAATATGGACGATTGCACCGGCAAAGCCCGATGCCCTCCCGCCGTTTCTTACCGCATGACCGTGTTCTAGTAAATGGGCTAATTGGTAAGTGCCATGCTTGCCGTAGATCGTGGCGGTTACGCCCGTCCTGCCCTGTTCAACCTTTGAAGCCCAACCGCTTGCGTATTTCCCTGTTTTGCCTTTTGGCGATGTGCCTCTTAACTGTTTCGCTCCCGCCCTGGCTGCCTGTGGTATGGTCTTTCTTACAACCTCTTGGACATCCTTATCATAGTCCTTTAATAACTTTTGCATTGCCGCTTCAAGTTCTTCGGGGGAAATCTTTGTCCTAGATGAGTTGACTCTAGCCATTGCTCTCCCCTCTTCCCTTGCGTTCTGCGTAAAGTTCTATGGAATCTGTTTTGCCCCGGTAAACCCTGTAAATACCGTATTGTTTGCCCTTGTATTCAACGGTCTTTTCCCCGTTGTAATCGCTGTCAAACATAACAAACTTATATTCCGGGTTTAATCCGTTCCGCCCTGCTTCGAAGAACTCTTGGCGGGTAATAGAATCCACTTGACAAAATACTTGTTTCTTTGTTTCCGTGGTTTTCCATACCCCGTATTGGTCTTGTGTGTCGGTGTACGAAATCAGCTTTATTACATCTGACCTATCCATTCGCATCACCGTCCACGGTTAAATAATCGTCAGCGGTTTCGTTCTCAACGGTCAAGAAAGAATTATCATCAATCTGCCCTTCCCATAGGGTATAGCCGGAACACATTGATAATTGTGCTTTCTGTTCGTCATATGACTTCTTTAACCTGTCATAATCACCCGGCTGCCCGAAGTGCATTAAAAAATAGGTTATTGCCGCCTGTTGTACTAATGCATCAAGGGGCGGGAGCAGTGTAACCCCCGCAACCCCCATATCTAGCAGACTAGCATCCAAGAGGCTATTAATCTGCGTGTCATATGCATCTGTGGTAATCCTGCCCGCTAATTTAGCCGCCGCTATAAAATTACTGTCTGCCATGTCATTACCTCATCAATTCGCTTTTCCATCGCTCATGATCTTCCGGGTATATTGCTATATGCCCGATGTGCCCAACCCGTGCGGATGGTTCACAATACATTTTATGGCCTAATTCCGCTATCCTCTTGCAACAAGCCAAATCTTCCCCATATGATTTCATAGGAAGGAAGGTTGTACCGTAATTAATCTGTACTTCCCGCAGAAGGTCAGCTTTGACTAAAACGCACCCGAAACCGCAACCGGCTATCTCAAAAGTTTCCGTGGGGTATTCTTCAACCCTTGTTAAGCTATTCAGCCTTATATCTGAGAAAATACAAGAGTGGTAGCCCTTTCGCCTTGCGTGGAATACACCACAAACAAAATCATGCCCGGAAAACATTAAATCATCCAAGATGGAATCATTGAAAACCATATCAGCATCAAACCATAAAACATGGGTGTAACCGTCATTTATGGCCTTGGATGTTAATTTGTCCCTTGCCACATATACAAGCGTTCCGCTCTCTATGCAGACATCAAAAGCGACCCCGTCCCGGTGTAGCCTTTCCGTTAATCCGACAAGGCTTTTAACAAAGTCAACGTGCATAAAATCAAGCGATGGAATAGCGATTAATAATTTCATTTCTTCGTCCTTTTCCTCTTCGGTTTTTCTTCTACTGGTTTAGACTCTACTGGTTTAGCCTGTCCTAACGAAACAAGATAATTAAACTCTTCCGGGGTAACCTCTACAGTTTCCCCGGCTTTGTGTTTAATTCTTGCGTCCTTTAATAATAAAACTTTCATAGGCTAATCCTAGGTTGTTGCTGCTGCGGGTTTTGCAATGTTGCAGAACATTCCGGGAGCGGTTACCTTATGAGCGGCATACTCACGGCCTACAATCTTAACTAAATCTGCCTCCGCAAGACTTAACTCATCATACTTGATAACAACGCCTTCGCCCTCCGGGAAGTTGAACTGTAAGCCCTCAAGATCGCCCACGATGGCGTAAACTGCGTTAGTGGATGCGGTAGAGTAAGCCGGTAATGCGGATGTGTAAACCTTGGTATATCCTGCAAAAGGATCTACTGCAAACTGTCCCGCTGCGTATGCGTTAAGGAACTCAACCTCTGTTAATCTGTTCATGATAACCACTACGTTTGTAGCCTGGTCGGATAAGTTAGCAGCCGCCTCCGGGATAACAGTAAGGCCGGGGGCTTTTGTAATCTTCGGTACGCCTACCGCAGAAGAGGAATGACTTGTAGATGCACCGGCGATATCTGCGATACCTAAAGCCGCCGCTTTCTTTACAATCTGATAAGTGATTTCATCATAGATGTAGCGAAGGAACGCTTCGCCGCCCATAGCTACAACCTCATCGGAAACGGTAATCCATTTCTTGATGTTCTTCGGGATAAGCTCAACGATTCCCAGAGTCAAAGATTCCTCGGTCGGGGCTGTCGTTCCCTCAGTATGCTCATAGGCGGGATCTGCGGAACGCTCAAAAGCAACTTTGAGATTGCCCTTGATGAATGTTCTTTTAACACGGGACATGATGGCGTCATTCTCCCATGCGGTTTTAATGCCTTCCTCAACGATAGCTGGAACGGGAACGCCGCCGCTTGCATTAGTTGTTAAGAGGCTTCGACATTCCTCTGCGTTGCCGGTCTTTATGTAGTTTGCGTATGCGTCAATATATTCTTTGCTTCTTCTAATTTCTTCTACTGTAGGCATATTTATTTTCTCCTCTTTTGCTTTCTCGATCACTTCGCCCGCACCCTGTGCGACTTCCTTGCGAAGTTCTTCCTTCTTTGTTTCCTCGGCCTTTCTTGCCTCAAGTTCTGCTTTGATGCTTCTTACTTCGCTTTCAATAGCGTCTAAGTCTGCATCTTCCTTATCGATTTCAGCTCTAAGCTCTAACTGTCTAGCCTCAAGCTGCTCGATATTCATTTCTTTAAAATCCATTGCTAGACCTCCAATAAAAGTTTGATTTTCTTCTTTCGCCTCTCTACTTCTTTCTTTTTGGCTCTCTCGCTCTCCAGCGATTCCTTTGCCCTGTCCAGTGCATCGGAAAGACCTCTTGTAGAAATAGAAGTTGCTTCATAGGCTGGGAAGGTTACCGCAGAAACTTCCATAACCCTCGAAATGCTTGTTATGCTTCGGGTTGGATGTTCTGAGTCGATATCCTCCCATCTATCCCCATCAACGATGAACATAAAAGACATTCCGGAAATATCCCCACGTTCTACCGCTGAATAAAGGTTCCTTGCTTCGGTGTTATTCTCCGTATCTAAATCAACCCGAATGGACATTCCCCGACCGGGGATAACTTCCATCTGCATTGTTGAATTAGCGTTGTTGTTTCTAGACCTCGCAAGCGGGATCATGTCAACATTGTGATTAACTAAAAAACGGACATCCTTTAAATCGGTGTCCGCTAATGCCCCATCTTCAATTATTTCGTCGTACCAACCTAAATCAGTACGCTCGTTATATACAATCGGCTGCCCTGTTAAAAAGTGCCCGTGTTCTTCGTTATTGTCGGCTCTGATTTCAAAATCAAAAGCCCTAATTTCCTTCTTCATTGTTTTCCTCCCCGATATTGTAGTATTCGCCTCTAACTGGCAACTGATTGCCTATCTCATCATCTAACGGCGTAAGATTCCAAATTTCCCGAATCTCGTTTCTTGTCATTAACCCTCTATCTGCCATCTGAGCGGAAACGGCTAGTTTTTCCGTATTGCTTAAATACTGAAGCCTGTTTGCCGTTGCTATGACTCTGTTACCCTGAGTCTGCTCACGCAGGGTAAATAACATCTTCGAACATACCTCCGAAAACTGGATGGCGAAGGGTTCTATCGCCCCCTCATAAAAGGCCGTCCAGGCATCGCCATAGGCTTTATTTGTCAATACATCCTCATTAACCCCGAAATACTCAAAGACATTATCTTTAATAACCTTCATGGTATCCGCATCCGCTACAAAAGGCTTGCTTGATATCTGTTGGATATTGGTATAAGTATTCGGGAACAATAACAACCCGCCACCCTCGGCATCCCGTGAAAGGTTCTTTTCTGTGAATCTTTGGCGTTCCCGGGCTAAGTCATCCGGCTTCGTGAAGTTGTTCACTTGTGCCATGAATCTATAAGAGGCCGCTGATTTAACGCCCTCTTTAATTCCTTGGTCTTGGATGTCAATCAAATCCATTGTAGGAATCAAAGGCCTGTTTGATTCTCCGAAGATGTCAGACTTATATTGATGCTTTGTTAGGATTCCGCAGTATGCTATTTCTATCGCCGCTTTCTTGCCCCGTGCAAACTCATATCTTAAATAAGCCACATCATCATACTGGACAATCTCGCACTTGCTGGGCAGAACGCAATAGATCCCGCTCGGCTCTCCGTAATCATCATAAACAGGCGTTATAAATGCCGTGTTATGAATATCAAGGATAGTTGATAAACGGTATAAAAATTGCCCCCAAGTTTGGAAACTGTTGGGGGCGTGTTTCATTTTGCTCTGTAAGGCGGGGCGGGCAGCCCCCTGCATTTCTACCCGTAGCTTTGAAATGTGTGTTGCTCTTGCGTGGATCGCCGCCCTAACTAATTCGCTTTCATAAATACCGCCCTCATGCGGCGAAAACCTCGGAGCGTACCCGGTCAGCATTTCATACTTTCCTTGATACGTTCCTTTTGGTTTAGGACGGTTCTTGAAAATCATGTCAAAGAGTCCCATTTTTTAGTTGTTCTCCTATCTCACTGTAATACTTTTGTCTTACCGTCATAGCATCAAGCAAGGCGGCAACCCCGTCAACGTGGAGTGAAGGGGCTAATTTGACTAACTTCCCCCGACCTCTTTCCGTTGACATTTTTATCGCTGCGTTTAACAGGTGTATCTTTAACAGGTCATTATCCCCGATATGAATTTTGCCGTCCTCCAATAATCCTTCGGTTTCCTGCATTACACCGTATAAGTTTTCGCCCTGAAAAACATCGTCCATATGAAAGCCGTATTGTTCCATATCTTGAACAAGATACTGGGCTGAATATCTATCATAACCCACCTTTAGCGGGTAGATTTTGTATGTATCTAAAAGGGCTTTAAACCAATTAAAACAATCATTGTAATCTATGAAGTTATCCCCGGATGGTTTCAAAAAACCCCGTTCTATGTATTTCTGATAGGGTACGCCATCCCTTGCCGTGGCTTCGTCTATCTTTTCAGCGGGAAGGAAGAATTGACAAAATACATATAATTCTCCGTCCCTTTCAATGACCGCAGTAGCGGCGGTTAAGTCCCTTGTTTGGGATAAGTCTATCCCGCAAACGCAATAACTGTCCGCAAAGTCCTCAAGGCTTATATGACTACCGCAAGCCCGTTCTACATCCCCCGCAGATAACCACGCCAAAGAAGAATTTTGTTTCAAATTGCAATACTTACAAATGAATTCCGCTTTTTTAGAAAGACTTCCTTCCGCAACAGAAACTTCCTCAAGCAAGTAATCAACGCTTACAGAAACGCCAAGATTAGGATTAGACTTTCTCAGCTCGTTGATATCGTCCCATTTGTCCATATCGTCAATCATGTACATGATGGGCAATAATCTTTTTTCCTTGCTCTCTCCCAATAAAAAACGAGTTGACCTTTTTATCAACTCGTCATAAATTCCATCATTCTCATAACCGGATGTAGTACAGGCTAATAATATCGGCTCAGACCTTGCACCCATACCCGATTTAAAAACTTCATAAGTCTTTAACCCGGAATCCCCACGCCATGCGGCAACCTCATCGGCTACCACTAAAGAAGGGTTGTAACCGTCCGAAGATTTGTAATTAAAAGCAACCTTCTTAACCTGTGAATTTGTCGCAGGGATAAACAAGTCCGAAAGCCTTAACTTCGGGAGTTCGGAATCATCTAATATTTTTTTGTTGTGGACATCCCGAACCGAAAACTTTTCTTTCAGTGCTTTGTATTCTGGATCTAACTGGGTCATCATCCAAATATTATCATAGACTATCTTAGCCTGGTCGAGTTTGGGAGCAATGTTATAAACCTCTGCCCCGTAGCCGCCGTCTACCCACCAAATATATTTTGCGATGGCAGCGGAAAGAAGCGATTTACCGTTTTTTCTTGCGACAACTAGCAGAACTTCCCGAAACTGCCTTTTTCCGTTTTCATCAACTAACCCGAAGATACAAGCGACAAGAGATTTCTGCCACAACTCCAATTTCAGCGGGGAAGGGGCTAGATCGCCCTTAGTGTGGAAGGCGTGGCTTTCTATCCAATCAATAGCCTTGTTTGCTTTCTGTCCATCGTAAAAGAATTCCTTTTTCTCTAGGCCATTGATGATATATTCCAGTAAAAGCCGCACCCACTTGCCGACCACAATAGAACCATTTTTAACTTTTTGATAGTATGAATATATCGGATTATCTTTTCCCATGTTCGTCCTTTTCGCCCCCGCTCTCGATAAATACGAAAATAAAGTTCACACGCCGGTCTAGGGTGCATCTGTA